ATGCTGCTCGATGTGCTCGCGCTTCAATATCTTTATGGGCCAAATTGGAATGCGAACACTGGCAATGACGTTTACGATGCCAGTGAGGAGGAATACTACGCTACCATTTGGGACGCTGGCGGAATTGATCTTCTGGATTATTCCAATGTCCAAGAAGGTTGGCGTGTTGTTCTCCCAAACCAGCAACTAACGCCTCTTGTCCCAACGTTTGCTGGGTCAACCTTTCCTGTTTCCCAAGCTGCGCCAGATCAAAGCGGAGTTATGGCCCCAACGAATTTCTTTTGGCTTACAGGCGAACTTGAAAACGTTCTTGGAAGCCCTTTTGCAGACGAGATATTTGGTAACCAGTTGGCGAATTGGTTGCGCGGCGCTGGAGGAAACGATGTTCTCATCGGCAGCGGGGCCAACGACATAATGAGTGGTGGTGGAGGCGTTGATACCGTTGTGTACTCAGGTAGCCAGGGCAGCTATACGCTCAGCCTAAGCACAGACCAAACAACGCTCCATGATCGTCGCCCTGACGGAAACGACTTTGACGAATTGATTGACTTGGAGATTATTACGTTCGACCAAAACATATTTGAAGATGGTTTCGACCTGCGACAGTTCGGCGGGCCAACCAACCTCACTAGCACTCAACTCGAAAGCTTCATTGAACTGTACATCGCCTATTTCAACCGTGCTCCAGATGCAGTCGGTTTAAATTTCTGGGGAACCGCTTTCGCAAGTGGAACCACACTTGACGAAATGGCCGCTCTTTTCGTTGGGCAACCAGAAACTCGCGCGGCCTACCCTGACGGCACATCCGATCAAGCCTTTGCCACATCAGTTTATAATAACGTCCTCGGACGAACACCTGATCAAGCTGGGATAGATTTCTGGGTCGGTTTGCTGAACAGCGGCGGCGTTGGTCGCGACGAATTTATATTGCGCGTACTTCAGGGAGCCAAATCAGACCTGAAGCCCGAAGAGGGACAAGCCTTCGTCGATCAGCAGCTTGAGGACCGAGCATTCCTCGAGTCGAAAATTGACATTGGTGCGTACTTTGCTGTGCATAAAGGCATGTCAGACGTCCAGAACGCTTCGGCAACGATGGCTATCTTCAATGGTTCACAAGCAAGTCTAGACTCTGCGTTTGCCGCGATTGACGTTTACTATCAAGACGCGCTCGACCCATTCACGGGTGAGTTCCTAATGCCGCTGGTCGGTGTTCTGGATGCACCTGGCAACCTTGCGTGAGTCGAGAGCTCGCGCAACGAAAGGTGGGTGATAGGGTGGATAGAATTTAGAGAATGAAATATAAAGCGCTGAAATCAAACAATTTTTTTGATTTAATTGGTGCGGGTGAAGGGACTCGAACCCCCACGCCATAGGCGCCAGAACCTAAATTCAGCGAAGAACACAAAAAGACAGACACTTAGCCTTATTTTTTCGCAGGACATAGCGGAAACAAAGAGTGAATCCGCGAAACCGTCTTTTGACGACCTGACAAACGAAAACCCCGGCGCGACGGCAATCGCAACCGGGGCTAAAAGCGTATGTGAAACCGTCCAGTTTCCCGATGAAAATAGCCCAATTTGGGCCGGTGCGCCAGACATAATCCTACGCCATTTCTGCGGGGTGGCGGTATGAGCGTTTCGAAGCACATCCCCCCCGAAATCAAAAAGGTCGCGCGTTGCGTTGGCTATGCAGCTTGGCTGGATACCCCGGACGCATGGCTGGGCCTGCCCGTTGTCTTGGCGGCACGTCTTGAGCCTCACCAGCGGGCGGCGCTGGCCTATGCCGCTCTGCGGTCACTGGACCCCGAACACGCGGCTATGACGGCTGATCTGGCGATCCATGGCCCCGAACAAGTTGGGGTCGCGGCGTGATGGCAAAGGATAATTTTGACGACTGGGTGAACAAAGGTTGTCCCGTTGATGGGGAAGGCTTTGTTCCGGGTGCGCTTGTCTATAGCAAGCTGCACGGCGTCCGAGGCACAATTGACCGGATCACGCCCAAGGGTGAAATCTATTTCAAGGCGGATGGGTGGACCCGTGACGCGGCAACGCTGCACGAACGGAAACACCTATCACCCATTGGCCAACCGTCTAACGGTCTGATCTATCCCGGCAAAGGGTCGCGCGTCGAACAATTGTCAGACGCGATGCAACCGCTCTACCGCATGAAGCCGGTTCTTTCGGGTCGCTATCTTGTGAAGGGCTGGCTTGATCGGGGGGCCGCGTCTGTCGTCTACGGCGAAAGCAACGTGGGCAAGACCTTCTTTGCGATGGACTTGGCTTTCCATGTGGCGGCGCGTCTGCCGTGGCACGGCGTCAAGGTCGCGGGCATGGGTGACAGGGAATGGCCGGGAAAGGTCTACTATCTGGCACTCGAAGGCGGCTCAGGCTTTATCAACCGCATATGCGCGATGCGGCAACATCGGCCTGACATATTCGAGCGGATCGAAGGCGAAGGCGACTTTGTGCCATGGCCGGTCACAATCGACCTGCACGGCGCGACCGATGGCGATGCAATCGCAACCGCAATCCTTGAATGTGAGCAACCCACCGCGCTTGTCGTAATCGACACGCTGGCGCGAGCCATGGGCGACGGCGACGAAAACACCGCCAAGGATATGGGCCAGTTTGTGCGCAATGTGGACCTGATCAGGGAACGCACCGGCGCGCATGTGATGGTGATCCACCATAGCGGCAAAGACACCAGCAAGGGCGCAAGGGGCAGTGGTAGCCTACGCGGTGCAATAGATACCGAGATCGAACTCACGCGCTCTGGTGCCGTCATAATGGCTGAGGCGCGCAAACAGCGTGAAATGCAGTGCGATGGCGTGTTTGCCTACACGCTGCAAAACGTCTTCATTGGGAACGACGAAGACGGCGATCCGGTCACGTCTGCCGTTGTCGTACCTGCCGAACCTGTGAAGCGCGCCCCCCGTCTGAGTGGCCAGCAAAAGATTGCAATGCAGGCTTTCGAGGACGCGATTGCGCATCACGGCGAAAAGAAGCATGGCGATATGTTCCCGGACAACCGCCAATGCGTGTCACTGGATCACTGGCGCGAGTATTGCGACCGGCATTCCCTGACCAGCGGCGAAGCCGATAGCAGCCGTCGCACGGCGTTCCACAAGGTCAAGACAGCACTGCAAGACAAAGAGGTTATCCGCGTTGTGGATGGCTACGTTTGGAGGTGTGAAGCATGAGCGTTCCAACCGTTCCCAACCGTTCCCTGCAACACTTTGGAACGCGGTCAAGCTGCCGTTCCCGTTCTTCCCCCCCTCTAAAGAGGGGGAACATTGGGAACGCTGACCCAGCCAAGGACAGGAAAGCATCTGATCTAGTCCCGTCCCCGTCCCCCAGTACCCCCAGTGGGACCCAGTGGGTGCAAGTGGTGCAACGTGGTGCCAACGTGGTCGCCAATGTGGTCCCAATGCGGTCACGATGCGGTCGCGGTGCGGTCGCGGTGCGGGGTCTTGCTTTCTCTCTCCCGAAAAAATCCGGGGGGAATGCTGATGGCTAGGGCATCGAAAGAGGCGGCGGCGGCGCTGCGGTTCCTTCCAAAGCTGATCGTTCCTGAGGGGCGTTTGGCTGGCAAGCGGGTGAAGCTGGCCACGTATCAGAAAGAATTTGTCCGGGGCGCTTTCGCCAACGGCATTGAGGCCGGAGTGCTTTCGATCGGTCGCGGCAACGCCAAGACGGCGCTTTCGGCGGGCATCGCTCTTGGGCATCTCATGGGCGAGATTGCGCCTCAGGTGAAACGCGAAATCATCTTTGCGGCGCGCAACCGTGATCAGGCAAAGACTGCTTTCGGGTTCCTTCTGGGTTTCATCGAAGGTCTGCCAGAGGATCAACAGGCGCAATTCACGATCCGGCGCGGGTCCAAGTTGGAAGTCGAGACGGCGGAAAACGGCGGCGGTCTGGCGCGGGTGATTGCGGCGGATGGCAAGTCTATTCTGGGCGGTGCTCCGACACTGGCCATTCTGGACGAACGGGCGGCTTGGGAACGCGAAAAGGGCGATGCTCTGGAAAACGCGATCCTGTCCGGTCTGGGCAAGCGTGACGGGCGCGCGCTGATCATTTCAACGTCTGCACCGGATGATGCAAACACGTTTTCGCGGTGGATGGATGAACCGCCCCCCGGCACCTACGTGCAAGAGCATCGCCCGGAACCGGGCCTGCCCCCTGACGATCTGGAAAGCCTGCTGGTGGCCAACCCCGGCGCGGCTGAGGGCATTGGACCTTCTGCGGAATGGCTCATGGCTCAGGCACGGCGCGCGATTGCGCGGGGCGGTTCCGCCCTGTCGAGTTTCCGCAACCTGAACCGGAATGAGCGTGTTGCGTCTGACAATCGCTCTGTACTGCTGACAGTAGATGAATGGCTTGGGTGCGAGGTCGCGCCTGACGATCTGCCCCCGCGTGAGGGTCCGGTTGTCATGGGTGTGGACCTTGGCGGTTCGCGGTCCATGTCGGCGGCGGCGCTCTACTGGCCGGAGACGGGCCGCTTGGAATGTGTCGGGGCCTTCCCATGCAATCCCGGTCTTGCGGATCGTGGGCAAGCTGATGGCGTGTCCGGGCGCTATGTCGAGATGCGCGACCGGGGCGAACTTGTAACCATGGGCGACACGACCGTGCCGGTGGGCCGGTTCCTTGCCAGTGTTGTCGAGCGGTTGAACGGGCAAGCCCCGGCGGCAATCGCGGGTGATCGGTTCCGCCATGCTGAGTTTTTGGAAGCGTTGCGCGAGGCGGGTCTTGATCGGGTGCCATTCATTTGGCGCGGGTTCGGATGGAAAGACGGTTCCGAGGATATTGAACGAACCCGGCGCGCTGTCTTCGAGGGGCAGGTTCGCACGGTTCCGTCGCTCTTGCTGCGGTCGGCATTCTCGGACGCAATCACACTTGTTGACCCGGCTGGCAATCACAAGCTGGCGGCGGGGCGTAGCACGGGCCGGGTGGACCCGGTGGCCGCGACCGTTGTGGCCGTCGCTCAAGGCCAGCGCATGAAGCGCGCGCCCAAACCTTCACCGGGGAGGGTCGCATGGGGCTGAGGCAAGAATACAAACGACACTCTGCACACGTCACGCGCGGGCCACGGTGGAAGGCTCTACGGTTGCAGGCTCTTGAGCGTGACGACTGGCGTTGCGTGTCCTGCGGAACGCGCAAGAGCCTTGAATGTGACCATATCGAACCGGTCCGCGACCGGCCTGATTTGGCTTATTCCCTGTCGAATTTGCAGATCCTTTGCGGGCGTTGCCACGCAAGGAAAACGAGATTGGAGGTCGGGCATAAGCCCCTGACCCCAAAGCGCCAACAATGGCGCGACCTGCTGCGAGATATGCAGCGCAACCCTATCGAGCAGAAAGGATAAACACATGCTTGATTCTGTGAAAATCCAACGTCGCCAGAGTGAAATTCGTCAGCAATTGGCGGAACTGGTGGGCAAGGAAAAACCGACCGAAGACGAAACCCGATCCATGGAAGGTCTGGACGTGGAATATCGCCAGAACGAAACCCGCTATCGGGCGGCGCTCATTGCCGAAGACACCGAACGCCGGGAAGCTGGCGAAGAACTCGAAACCCGCTCCGACCGGGAATGGTCCGAAATGATGGCCGGTTTTGAGATGCGCCAGGTTGCGCTTGCTCTGGACGAAGGGCGGCAACTGGACGGGCGCACGGCTGAGATCGTGACCGAACTGCGGAACCAAGGCGGCTATCGCGGCATTCCCGTGCCGTGGCAGGCTCTTGAGGTTCGCGCGGGTGAAACCGTGGCCAGCGGTACTCCGAACCCGATCAGCACACGTCCGATCATCGACCGTCTTTTCCCGGACAGTGTGGCGTCTCGCATGGGCGCTCAGATGATCAGCATTGATTCCGGGGCGATTGAATGGCCGGTCACGACATCTAGCGTGTCTGCGGGCTGGGCCGATGGCGAAACGGCAAACGTCGCGGGTCCAACGGCCTACGCTACAACCGACCGGGCCATGTCGCCGGATCACAATCTGGGCATTCAGATGCGGATCACGCGCAAGACGTTGAAACAATCCGGCACGGCACTCGAAGCGGCGGTGCGGCGCGATATGGCGAACGCCATGGGCGTCGAGATGGACAAGGCCGTTTTCCTTGGCACCGGGGCCAATGGTCAACCGCTTGGCGTTATCGCCGGGGCGGCAACTTACGGCATCACCGACACCGATCTTGCGGGCGCTCCGACATGGGCGGCGTTCCGGGCGGCGGTTGTTCGTTTCATGACGGCAAACGCGGCGGGGTCGCCTTCTGCGGTTCGGATGATGATCCGGCCAGAGGTCTGGTCTGATCTGGATGATACGCTGATCAGCGGCACGGCGGTTTCCGAGTGGGAACGCCTGACCCGCAACATTCCGGCCAGCAACATCGCCATGACGACGAACGGTCTTGCTGCACCGGCTGGCGATCCGGCTGAGACAACCGCGCTTCTGACGACGAACGCGGGCGGCGTTGCGCCTATCTTCGTCGGGGCATGGGGTGCGGTGGACGTGATCCGTGATCCTTATTCGGACGCACAATCCGGGGGCCTGCGCATCACGGCGCTTGCGACGATGGACTTGACCGTGGCGCGTCCGGCGCAACTGCAAATCGTTTCGGGTATCCAGTAATGCTCTGGGGCGGTCACAGCGGCGGGCTGGAACTCCGCAAGCGGGCATCCGGCGCATTGGCGTTGGCTGGCCGCTTCCCCTACAACAAGCGCGCGGTCCTCAGTGATGGGGGCCGCACGGGAAGACCGCGCAAAGAGGTTATCGCCTCACGCGCTTTCGCCTATCGCGTGGACCGTCCAGAAGAGGACATTCACCTGTTGATCGGGCATAGCTATGACCGGCCCCTTGCATCGCGCGGGGCTGGCACATTGGAGCTGCAAGACAGTGACGACGCGCTGACCTTTACGGCGTCAATCACGCAAGAAATGCAGCAAGTATCATATGTGATCGACTTCCTTGCGGCGATGCGCGCGGGGCTGATCGTCGGCATAAGCCCCGGCTTCCGCATTCCCCCAGAACGGGCCGTACCCCAAGCCGAAAAGGTGGAAGAAGAAGACCCGGCGGAAGGCTTGGCGCTGATCCGTACGATATTTGCGGCATTGCTCTATGAATTGTCGGTTGTGACGCGACCGGCCTATGACGAAACCCAGATTGAGGAACGCAACTGGCAACCGGATCGGCTGATCCTGCCCGTGCGCGTCCATCCGTCTGCCCGATGGAGGGCGTGAGCATGATTGACCTTTTGCAGCAACAAGAGGCGGTCCCGGCGGCATATCCTGACCCACCAAGCGGCTTGTCCACCGAAGCGGCGGCACTTGACGAAAGCATGATCTGGCAACGGATCGAAAGCTATATCGCGCATCGGTACACGGTGCGGGAAATCGTCTGGACCGTCTCAGGCTTGGCGGGGGATGAATGGCAACCGCCTATCGGTCCCCTTGTCTCGCAAACTGCGGAAAAGTGGGACGCGGGCGCATGGGCGTCTGTCACGATCCTGCCGGGGCCTTTGGGCCTATGCCTGCCAAGTGACGGCACGTTCAAGATCACGGCGCAAGTGGGCGCTGGTGATGTGCCTGCGGCTGTCTCTGAGGCGTTCCGGCGCTTGGCTGAATACTCAGCCGATACAGAAGACCGGGCCGGTGCAACGGATTACTCCACCGATCTGGGCGGGGCGATCAAGGAAAGTTATTCGCGCTATCCGTCATGGCTGGCGCGGGCGATGCAATACAGCGGCGCGGCTGACCTGTTGCGCCCATATCGGAGGGCCTGACAATGTGGCCATTCAAGAGAAAACAACCCGAAACAGAAACCCGGTCGAGCGGCGGCGGATACACTGCCGAAATCATGGCGGCGCGCGAAAGCTACATCGCCGGGCGAAGCGGCATTGCCGAACTCACGGCAACCGTTCAAGGCGCTATCACGCTCTGGGAAGGCGGTCTGAGCCTTGCTGATGTGGACGGCACCGACATGCTAACCCCGTTCCACCTTGCGCTTGCTGCGCGCTCTCTGGCGCTCAGGGGCGAAGCTGTCTTTCTGGTGCAAGAGGACGGTCTTGTGCCTTGTGCTGATTGGGACCTGAGAACACGTCTAGGAAAGCCAACCGCCTACCGTGTGAGCGTGTCCGAGGCCGGGGGCGGATGGACGCAAACGGCGCTTGCGGCTGAGGTTCTACACTTTCACATCGGCGGCGACATGGTGGCCCCTTGGACGGGAACCGCGCCCCTAAGGCGGGCGCAACTTACGGCGGGGCTATTGAATGCAATCGAGTCGGCGTTGTCCGAGGTCTATGACCTTGCCCCGTTGGGTTCGAGCGTCGTTCCCATGCCTGAAAGTCCCGAAACGGATATGGACAAGATGGCGCGCGGGTTCCGGGCGTTCCGAGGCCGGGTGCTGGTGCGGGAATCGGTGAACGTGACGGCGGCGGGCGGTCCTGCGCCTATGACCGATCTAAAGCCCCATGACGTGACCCCGGACTTGTCCAAAGCCATGACGCGGGAAAGCCTGTCGGCGGCGCGCGATGCAATCAACATGGTCTTTGGGGTTTTGCCGGGAATGTCGGCACCGGCGGCAACTGGACCCCTGATCCGGGAAGGCCAGCGGCACCTTGCTCAGTGGGTGCTTATGCCCATTGCCGCGATGATCGGGCAAGAGGCCAGCGACAAGCTGGGAATACCTGTCGCTCTGGACGTGATGCGACCGCTCCAAGCTTTCGACGCTGGTGGACGCGCGCGGGCAATGTCTGGCGTCATTCAGGCGCTGGCACTGGCCAAAGAGGCGGGCGTTGATGCGGATCAGGCTTTGCAGCTTGTGGACTGGAAGGACTAGGCCATGGGATACTATGAAGCCAAAGCGTTGAAGGCTGAGGCCATGCTTTCAAAATGGGGACAGACGGCGCAAATCGCGCGGTCTGTCACCTCAGGCGGTGGCCCCTCTGATCCTACCGGCGGCACGACGACAATCACCAGATATGACGTGAAATTGGTTGTCCTGCCAATGGATATTGAGCGGATCGACGACACCAACATTTTCACCGGCGATTACCGCTTGATTTGCTCAACGGCGGATGCGGACCTGAAATTGTCTGACCTGATCGAATGCAGCGAAGGCACTTTGACAATCGCTGATCTGGGCCGGTTCGCACCAGATGGCACGGTGGTTCTCTATGACATGGTTGCGAGGAAATAGGACATGAAAGCAGATGCAAAAGTGGTGGACGTTGCTATTCTCGGAACCCCGTTGACGAAGCGAAACGGGTTCAAGATCGTCGCAACCTTCACCTTGCTCTTGAGGCCAATGCGGATCGAGAATTGCAGTCTGGTCTTGGCCCCCAACGGTCGCCTTGTCGTCTGGACACCTGATCCGAGTATCAAGGTTGCGGTCTGGGCCAAAGAGGAAATTGCAGAGACGGCGCGGCAAGCCTTTGTTGAGGCGCAAATGCGGGTCGCGGTCTAGGCTTTCTTGAGCCTGACCCCGGCCCCCCCGCCATTCTCTGCGATGAACTCAACACCGGCTTGCTCTAGGGCTTCTGCCATGCGCGCTCTGGCAGTTTCCGACACTACGCGCCGCTCCTTTTCATAATCGACGATTGTGGACAAACCGAACCCGGCTTGTTCCGCAAGTTTCGGCTGGGTCCAATTCAATAGCGCGCGCGCCGCTCTGCATTGTGCTGGTGTCATTTCAACATTTTCTGTTGACGCAATCATAGCGCCGGATTATCAACATAAAATATTGATACCACAATTGGAGACCATGACAATGGGAAAGAAAAACGCCAAGAAGGCGAACGATACTGGTTTGCCGGAACTTCTGTCGTATATCTCGGACCTTCAGAACGAAGCCTTGATCATCGAAAGCCTTTTGGACGCGGCAATGTCTATGTTTTCGTTGCCTGACAGACAGGATTCCATGGCGCTTGTTGAAATGGCGTCGGCACGGGCCGCACGGCTGAATAGGGCACTGGACACAACCGCACTTCCGAAGGTGAAGACATGAGCGGCGGTCCCGACTGGCAAGCGCGTTACAATCAAGAACACGCGCGCTTCTGCGAACTGTCCGGCCTGATCTGCGCATTGCAGGTTATTGCCGATGAACTGGGCGGAACGCCTATCGAAGATCCAGAACTTGCGCTTCGTCGAAACGCTCTTTGCGGTATCGCCAATGCCATGACGAAAATGGCTGACCTCCCGCAAGACGCGCTTATTGATTGATCACACTTGACCATCGCTCGCTGCGATGCTAAACCATCGTAGTGAGCGATGGAGTTGCCAATGAAACGTTACTCTCCTTCGGAGATTGAGACCCTTACCGAATGGCACGCACAAGGATTGCGCGACATGCGGAACAAGGGCTACCTAGAAGGCTACGGACATTTTGGCCTGAACGGTCGCTGGACGTATGATCTGCACGATCTGGTTGGATTGGGTCTTGCATCAATTTTGCAGGACAACATGCGAATTGAAGGCTACGTCAGCCTTAGCCAAGCGTTGGGCATCTGCAAAACACACTCTAGCGAAGCGATATCGTACATTAAGTGGGGTGTTGAGCCGGGCTATTCGGCGTGGCTGACCAAAGCCGGAAAGCCGGGCCAACTGGGTGGCGGTGAACTGGTTTCAATCAAGTCTCTATCTGAATTGGACACAAAAAAGTGGCATCTGCTACGCGTGTTCAACTGGGTAGAACTAGTGCAAAGCCTTCCTGAAAAAATCAAACAGGAAGTGGCTAGAGACTAATGCCCCGCCCTGCCCCGATACTTGCCAACGAAAAAACGGCGGCGGCCCTTCTGGATATGAAGCCAGCCGAATTCCGTTCTCTTGTCGAGCGCGGGGCGCTTCCCGGACCGCAAGACTTTCACGGTTTTGCCCGGTGGCGTGTGGCCGATCTTGAGGCGATCTGCACTGGCGATGCTATGGACCCTGAGGACTTTGAGCCATGAGAAAGCCGAACCTGCCCTTTCTCGAATTCAAGACAGTGAAGGGCCGCGAATACATCTATTTCCGTCTGGATCGGGGCGGCAAGGTCACGCGGCATCGCTTGCCCGATAACCCAGACAGTCAAGAGTTTTCGCAAGCCTATTGGGCGATCCGCTCAGGCAAGAAAAAAGTGCAGTGCAAGACAACCTGGCACAACCTTGTCACCGAATTCTACAAGACCCCCGGCTATCTCGGAAAGGCCAAGGGAACGCAGGCGAACTATCGTCGGCACTGTGAAGCGATCCGCGAAAAGAACGGCGAAAAGGACGTGCGCAGCTTCAAGCGCAAACACGCGCTAGCGGTTCAGCGGGCCATGCAAGACACATGGTCAAAGGCAAACGAGCGCATCGCTGTTCTTTCCATTCTCTGCAAGCTGGCCGTCGATTTGGAGTGGATCGACCGGAACCCCGTTGTTGATATCCCCAAGTTGACCGGCGGCGAGTATGAGCCGTGGCCAGACGACAAGCTGACGGCATACGAACGCTATTGCGACCGTCACGACCTGACCGACGCGCGAACCGTCTATGAACTCGCAATCGGCACAGGCCAGCGCATTGGCGATTGCGTCAAAATGCAGTGGGCCGACTTCGACGGCGAATACATGCACGTTGTTCAGGACAAGACCGGGGCCAAGCTGGCGATCTACTGCCCTGCCCGGCTGCAAGCCTACCTTGCCACGCTACCGCGCAAGGGCCGTCACATCATGGCGAAGAACCTGACCCAGCCGGTAGGCAAGAGGGCCGCTCAGAAGGCCGTGGAGGCCGTCAGAACTGCAATCGGCATCATGCACGGCGAAACCCGGCTTGTGCCGCACGGGTGGCGCTACACGGCGGCGGTGCAGCTTGCCGATGCTGGGTGCAGTGATGCGGATATCCAAGCCGTCACGGGCCACAAGACGATGGAGATGGTGCGCAAGTACCGGGCGCGACGTGACCAGAAGGCGGCATCGAAGCGGGCGCAACAACGGCGCGACCAATAG